GTGGTTTAAACCTTTCTCCTCTTATCGCCAACACCATACGAGATTGCTCGTATCGCGTTTCGTGTACAGACCAACTGAGAAGGGTTGACGACATTCGTCGTCAACACTTTGCGCTACAGGACTTCTGTCCTTATCGTTCATCCTCACGGGGCAGGGTCGGGAACCTTCTGAGAAGAATCTCAGGAGCATTTTCCAACCTTGCATTTCGTGATGTATTGGATGTGACCTAACATCTAAGACCCGATATTCCAACTTTTGCAAGTTGAAATTCTGTCTTCGACGTTTAGGCCGGTAGCATTCAGGAACTTCATATAGAGCTGGGCATGCAAGAAGCATGTTACGCTCCGGTATGGTGCGGTAAATTCCGCAAAGACCGCTTACGATAAACTCGTAAGTCGTGAAGAATTGGCGTTCGTAGAAGTGGTTAGCATAAGCTATCCAGGACACGTACGCCTTGGGGGACTGGTGATGCTGCCATTCTGTCCTAATTCGGACAGGTGTGACGTCTGAGCCTTGGTAGGCATCTACGCCACAGGACTCTCTGAAGAGTCCATGGACACAGCTTTTGTCGCGGTTGCATAGCAACCCAACCGACTCAAGCAGCGCTATCGCATTCTCGGCTTGCGCCGTGGGTACGATCACATCATCTCCATACACTAGGAGTCTCTCTCGAGACTCCGCATCCTCGATACCCGCAGTCAACACAGCCCAAATAGTGAGCGCCAATACAGGAAAGCATAACGCTGACCCCATTGGTGCAAACTTATTGAGTTGCAAGGTGCTGCCGTTAGGTAAGAGAGTACTCTGACTTCTAGCTGCCAAGAGACACTTTAATAGTGGCTCTGGGAACAGTAGACGAACGAGACCAACCGTTACCCTATCACTAGCCTCTTTGAGGTCAAGTGTAGCATAACGACCTGTTTGGGAACCCAAAAGGGCTCCAAACTGATTCGGTTGTTGGTTTGAGAAGTGAACATTATCCGTAGTTAACGGGTGATGTTCCACATGCTTAACTATAGCGTCGCCAAGTCCTTGTTGAATCCACTGGAAAGCCAGAGGTTCACAAGATATGAGGCGAGGCCCGCGTGAATCTTTAGGTACGAGTAATACTCGTGCAGAGAGTTCACCATCACCCAGCTTAGAAAAGGCTGGGAATTCATCACAAACATGGCCGAGTGACGCGCAAAAATAGGCGTCAAACGGGTACTGATCTGTGAGTCGATTCGGTACAACAGTCCAGCTATACTTGTCCCAGAGAGTTTCGCGAGTTGCGACGCTCCCAGGTCCATGTCTAGGCTGTATGTTGTAAGGATCGAAGTGCCGGAACAACTCCCAAAGGAGTCTTCGAGCACGACGGAGAGTCTTACGCATAATCAAGGGTTTAACCCGAGACCAATTCGTAGGGCTCTGATCAACTGTTTCAGCAACTTTGCAAAACAGTTCGTTAGTAGAGGTGAGTTCTTGTTCAGTTTGAATAAACTGATCAATAACTTTCCGCTCGGTGTCCGAGTCATAGGGAAGATTATATTTGTAGTAAACAAATAGAATCAGCCGTAATGAACGGATGCTAGAAACACAGGGTCTTTGAAGGACCCTACCGTCTGGAGACAGGACTAGATTGAATAACTCTCCGAAAAGTTTCGGGAGTTTACTGTTAGGCTGAGGTTTAAACCCCAGACTAGCAGAGTCAAACGTGTCCTGTCCGGCAAGTGCTCGATCGAGCATTTTGCCAAGACGGGGGAGAGTTTTCGTGAGAAAACTTATCCCTTCTCGTTCGATACGACTGACGATCTTTTGGACCGTCAAGCGTTTCGCGCGTGGTGTAAAGACTTCGCTGTGTAACAGTTGAATGTCACAAAGTGAAGCGGCGATCAGACCAATAACCTGATCTAGGCTCTTCTTGGATACCATATGGTAGTCCTCCTAGAGCACGTTCATCACTTTGTTATACCTGAGCAAGAACTGTACTAATATCGTGTTTCTTCCATAACTGGAGAAAACACGTCGCCAGTAGTGACGACGGTAGCACATAAGTCCTCAATCACATCCGGAAGTTCATCGGGTTGAACCCGATAAACCGACAGATATGCTGGAGCCTTAGTGTTACCTTTCTGCCATACACAACCCGCAAGGGTTGATGCACGAGGACAAGGTTGGGAGCGAGGATTCTTAACTGTAAGAACCTCGAACTCAATAAAGCCTTCGTGCGGTATGACCTTTAGATGACGGCAGCCCAACATAGGGCCAGCGGCAACTAAAGCCATAGTACAGATTAGGAGACGAGTGCGTTGATTCATATGCTTTTCCTTTCATCCGGCTTATTACCGGTTGGAAGGTTTAAAGTCCATAGAATAACGAACCCGCCTCCCAATGTCATTTGGTTGCACTTATCCGGTCCCGTTCAAAGGGAACCGGCAACCAAGGCCGAAGCACCAGTACCACTGCAGTCGTATTTAACCGTCGTGTCGGCGCCTGAAGAGGCGACGAAACTGACTAAGTTAGCAACGACTGCTTTGATCTCGGTGTCAACTGCTAGATCCCCAATCGGGGCGTCCAGCACTGAGTAGCAGCTAACAGTCCGAGGGACACCAGATACGCCAGCGACAGTTTTGTCGAAGCGTACGAGGGACCTTCGTCTGAGGGCTGCACCCACACCGGTCTCAGCGTGAGAAACGATGAGCCTGTGTGGCGCATTGGGAAGTTCGCCAGCTTTGGCGAACGTAACTTTGCGACCTTCGGTGGAGAGCCGTGCGAATTCAATTTCCGCACCGGCTGCATCCTTGACTTCATTTGTAGTTAGTGATGTTGGTAACATGCAATACACTCACATTAAGCCGTGAGTAGGCGTGTGTTTACTGATAACCGCTCATCGCGTTATAACGAGGGCGGTACCTAATATAAACTCTTTCGGGTTTATACCGCTCACTTGAAGCGAGCTATAAATGTCAGGCATACTGGGCGATCTATAATAGACCGACTCAATACAACTGCCAAGAGGTATCCATGTCGTAGCTGCCACAGGGCAGTTAAGGGTTAGCGTGTGTGACAATGTCAACGCGCGAACAACCTTAAACGATGAAGAATACCGATGTATCACTGTTCTCGGTTTCATGTTAGGACTGTCAGCATTCCTCTTTAACCACTGGCTTACGCCAAGGACCCAGTCGACTACAAAACTCCACCGAATGGCATTCCAAAGGATACTTGGATTAAATCCAAGTCCTAAGGTATCCATTACGGAGAGCACGCGTGCATTCGCACGCTGGTAGTCGGTCAGGGTATAGGAATACTGCATCTGTGCACGAAACATAGGCACACCCATAAACGAAGTAATCCGGCGAGCTTTCTCGTAACCACACAGGTATTGAACCTGGTTGGGTCCGTGGAACTCGTCGTTTGGCTCGTGTATGCTTGTGAGCGGAAACATATAATATGCATTCCGTGGTTTGCCTTCCCCAGCAAGCAGATTATTAATCTGTCTGTCGAGGCCCTTGAATTGACCAATGGTCTTGTCAAGGTCATTAAGTAACGGCATGATGTTGAACTGCGATTGCAGTAAGGCATCAGAGGCCGTTTTGGACGTACTCTTGAGGATCTGACAAAGAGACTTGCCACTTTTGACAAGTTTCTTCCAGTTCTTCACAGAAGAGGAGAGTTCCGACATGGAATTCTCAATCTTCGAGAGACTCTTCGGAAGGGACTTGAAGTCCCTAAGTTCAAGTATGTTGTTTAGTAACGACATACCGGGACGTACACCAGGTAGCATGCTTTGCAAGCTATTTGAGATGTACTTCTCCCAATCCACAGGCAGCCTCACGGGTGTCTGTGTATCGGTTTGAGCGAAGAGCACTGGCAAACCATTATTTGGTGTGCCAATGGGTCCAAACGCGCCAACTTGATCCCAACCCCAGTCTACTAGACTGGTGTCCCACCTCCACCAATCCGTCAAAGACAATATCGTCTCTACCAAATAGAAGGATATGGGTTTAGCGGGCATTTCTCATACCATTTTATAATAAAAACAGTAATGCCAGCCTTTGGGTGCGTTTCGTTCGTCAACTAGGTACTCGTAGTAGGATGGATATCCTCCTACGGTTAACTTGATAGACGGGGGCCAAGGAAGGCCCGGCGGGAAATGTATTGGTAATACAAATTCCGAACGTTCCGCAACTAGTGTTGTGCGCGGGGGGTTTAACATGATACATTTGGAACGGCGAAGTTTTCACCTGAGGTGTACCCCAACAGGGG